GCCGGGGGATGTTCACGTCGCGACCAACTCCTCGGCCATGGACTCGGCGAACTCAGTGACCCTGCCGTCCGGCGTGAGGTACCCCAGGTGCATCAGCTCGTTGGCCATGCGCCCGTAGGAACCCTGGAGGCTCCAGACCAGGCCGCTCTTGACGAGCAGGGCGAACAGTTCGAGCGTCTCCATCACATCCAGGGCGCCCTCTTCGTAGGTGATCATGTCGGTCGCGATGTCCTTCATGCGTCCCATGTCTCAGCCCTCTTCGATCTCGGTGAGCAGTGCACTTGCCAGTCGGAAGCCGATGAAGAACAGGGCCAGGTCGGCGTGCCCTTCGGGGGTGTCGGGGGTGGGCGTGCCCTCCTCGGTGACGTTCTCCTTGTAGGCGCTCAGGTCCACGAACCGGCGCCACTTCACCCCGACCTCGGCGTCGCTCCCGATGTCGGCAGCGGAGTCCTGGATGGCCTCCCGGTAGGGGCCCACCTCCCCGTACGCCTTGAACAGGCGGAGCACGGTGTCCCGTACGAGGGCGAGGAAGTCGGCACCCTCACTCACTCGGGTGTCAGGCTCGGCGCACTTGGCGAGGCGGGCCAGGGTCGGCGGGTCGTAGTGCTCGATCTTCTCGATGATGTCCATCGGTCACACCTTCACAGTTGGTTGGCTCATCAGGAGAGGAGATCCACTCCCCCCGACCACCCCTCCGGGTGGTTTCGCCTTGATGTGTTGGTCACAGTATCACACGTGCGCAGGTTGCACACTCCCGTCAGCCGTAGCGGACCTCCTCCAGCGCGGCCACCTGGACGATCACGTCGGCAGCGTCGGCGTCGATGTGCGAGAGTTCGATCCCGTCCTTCTCGTCCCGGTTGATCCAGGAGTCGACGACGTACCCGTGGATCTCCCGGCCGACCAACGTCTGGTCGAGCGACAGGAGCTTGCGGTACGCCTCCCGGACGTCGTCCGCATTCAGGTAGTACACCCCCTCGACCTCACGCACGTCGTCGAAGGGGAAGATCGGGTGCGGCGCGGTGCCCTCCACGATCGTCCACGTCTTGCCCTCGGGCAGGCCGGCGAACTCCTCGTCGGTCGGGTTCGTCGCCCAGTAGGTGATCCCCGCGGAAGCGATGTCGATGATGTCCTGCGCCGTCTGGTCGGTGACGAACTGCTTGATCTCGTCGATGCTCGGCACTTCAGTTCTCCTCGAAGATGACGGCCCGGTGCGTCCGGGACGATCGGATGAGCTCAGGGAAGACACGCACCATCGCGGGTGCACTGACCTGCGGGTGGACCAAGCGGACCAGGACCAGCTCACCGGTCGGGCAGCAACCGTCGATGCAGTTCTCCCAGTAGGCGATGAGGTTCTTGTCCTCGATCCACATCTCGTCCATGGCCTCGTCCATCGCGGCCTGCCTCGCGTCCTCGTCGGTGTCCGCGAGGAGCTTGCGCAGTCGCTCCGCCCAGCGGTCGAAGCGCTCGTCGACCTCGGACATCAGGCGTTCGCGGTGATGCGGACGACGGCCTCGTTGCCCTCGTACTTGTTCTGACGAACCGCCTTGCGAGCCAGGGTGGTCGCCTTGTCCGTGCGCTTCGAGTCGCGAACGTTCACGTCGTGGGTGCGGAACTTGGGGGTCACTGTGGTTCTCCTCATGTACTCGGCAGGCTCATCAGCGGGGGGATGCCAGCCACCCCGGACCACCCCCGAACGGGGGGGTTTCGCCTTCAGTGCTTGCTGCACTCGTTGACGTCCCTCACCAGGCCCTCGAACCCGTCGTCATCCAGCGCGGCGAGCTCGTCCTCCAGGTCGTCCCAGAGCTCGTCGTCGTCGAGCTCGGCCAGCTCCTCGACCGTCACGCCCTTGAGTGCAGCCATCTCCTCGTCGGTCAGCTCGCGCTTGTGCTCGCTGGTCTCGGTCCACTCGACGGTGTAGGGCACGGTGTCTCCTTGGGTGGTTGGCTCATCAGGGACGGAGATCCACTCCGCCCGACCCCCTTCCAGGGGTTTCGCCTTGGGTCAGTGCAGGTTCAGCAGGACCACCAGCTCCTCGGTGGTCACCACCTCCAGCTCGTGCTTCACGACCGCACCCTCGGTCACCACCTCGGGCTTGTCCTTGGGCCCCTCGACCAGCGTCGGGACGGGCTGGCCTGCCAGCTCCAGGACCCACGCCTCGTAGTCGTCGATGTCTCGGTGGAGGTCGTCCGGGTCGTCGTCGCCGTAGGCGTGGCCCTCCAGGAAGGTCATCGCGGCGTGCTTGTGGCCGGACTTGGCCAGCTCGCGGGCCAGGTCTTCCGCCTCGGTGCAGGTGAAGTGGCCACCCACTCCGTGCGCCGTCATCTGGTCGCCGAGGATGCGGGCGAACACCGCGAGCGAGTAGTAGAGATCGCTGACCTCCTCTTCGGTGTCGCGCTCGTCCTCCACCACCTCCGCGAGGCAGAGGTAGCCGTAGCTCTCGGTCCAGTACTCGCCGACACCGGGGGACTGTCCGGGCTTCAGCCCTGCCCCGCAGGTCTCGCACTTGTACGGGGTGCCGGGCTTGGTCGGGTAGAGGATCGCGCCGTTGTCGTCCTGGCACCGCACTGCGTTCGTCGGGATCATCGGTCACACCTTCACACTCATGGCTGCCATCATCAGGAGGAGGGAGCCACCCCACCCCGACCGCCTCTCGACGGTTTCGGCTTGGCACACTTGCACACTCAGGCCGCAGTAGCGAACAGAGTTCCCCTCGTGGACGTCCCGACCAGGCGGTCTCTCCACACCACCCAGGTCACCGCCTGGACCACCGAGGGGATCTCCCCCAGGCGCTGGGCCGCCTCCCGGTAGCAGTGCGCGATCAGGGCGTACCTCCCCTTGGAGCTCAGCCCCCGGTCCTTCGCGCCGTACTCCACCCCCACCGCGATGTCGTGGGCGTGCCGGTCGATGCAGACCGCGTCCGCGTCGGTCGGGTCGAGTATCGAGCGGTAGAAGTGGCCGGTCTTGCGGTCCATCGGGAGCACCTCCACCGGGTCGGCACCCGCCAGGATCTTCGCGGCCTTGGCCAGGCAGTTCCCCGTGTGCCTCGCAGGGGTGCCCGTCTCGTACGCCTCCGTGGCCAGCTCGATGTTCAGCCACCAAGCCGTCTGAGGAGACAGCGCGGCCAGGAGGCCGGCCCCGACCCGGACGTTGCCCTCAGCCATCGACTCGGCCAGGCGGTGCGCACTCGGGTACCAGTCCCGTCCCTGCAACTCCTGCTCGGCAGAAGCGTCCAGCCAGGTGTCGATGATGTTCCGGACGTACTGCTCACGGGTCCGGGCATCGGTCTTGATCGGGATCATGTCTCTCGTCTCTCACTCGGCTGCTCGTCAGGACCAGACCACTACGCCTGGCCGACACCCGACCCTCTGAGGGCAGTTGATCGGGCGTTTCGCATGAGTCACACCTCCCGGCCCTCAAGGCCGGGGATCTATGTGTGTGTTTCTGCTGTGCACACGCTCGGGCCTTACCTCCTAAAGAAGGCGACCTCCCAGTTGCTGCCGTCACGGAATCCACGACGGTCGAGCAAGTGCGGGACGTGCACGGTTACCTGCATGTTTGGCCTTTCAGCCTCGAACTGGATGGGTCAACAACACTTGCGGGGGTTGCTCATCAGTGACCGGTAACCACCCCGGCCAGACGCCCTTTCGGCGTTTCGCTTTCCCGTTGTCGTGACACTATCACAGCTTGCGCAGGTTACACACTCACACCAAGGACATGAAGACCACGTCCGGCTCACCCGCAGTCCAGTTCGCGACGCGCTCCGTCTCCATGAACCCGAACTGCTTGTAGTACTCGGGCAGGAACCCGTCGAAGCAGTCCAGCTTGGCCGCCCCCTTGTGGTTCACCGCGTCCCAGACCAAGTCCTCACCGCGGCCCTTGACCGTGGAGAACAGGCCGATCAGCGTCCCGTCGCCCGCCACTCCGAACCCGGACTGGAAGTCGTTGGTCAGGTAGTACCTCGCACCGCGAGGCATCTCCCTCGGTTCGCTGGTCGCCCCAGCGATGCGCTCGTTGCCCGTCCTCGCCCAGTCCAGGGCGGCCGTGTACTCGGACCATGAGGCGGGGTGTACGTAGGTGGTCACAGTCGTCTCCTCAGACGGTTGAGCAGGCTGGCTCATCAGCGGTCGGCAACCCAAGCCGGCCGGACCCCCGAAGGGGTTTCGCCTTGGTCATCTCGGTGTGGCTCTTGCCAGTACGTCGGGGTCGTAGGTGGCGTGCCACTCCTCCCAGCAGCCCTCGGAGCAGAAGTCCTCCACCGAGCGGATCGGGGCGTGGCACCCGTCGTTCTCGCACTCCTTCACTTCAGCCCACCGTGATCTCTGTGATCTGCGACTTCCAGCCGACCTTGACCCTGATGGGGGTCGCGTCGTCGGCGGACTCGTCGACTGCCTCCAGGAGCTTCTTCAGCTCCCCGAGCGTCAGGCCCCCCTTGGGGTCGTCGGCCTTGGTGCTGTGCGTGACGTTGATCGTCATCACTTGCCACCACCCAGGACGATCGCCTTGTACGTCTCGAACGCCTTGGACTCGGCGTCGTGCACCCTCTCGCCGAACTCCAGCGGCAGGACCCGCAGGTCGTTGCGCCGCAGGCCCTCATTCAGGCGGGCCCTGTACCGGCTGCGCTGAATCGAGTAGGTCGTCTTTTCCAGCGACACCATCACACGTCTCCGTTCGTCGAGCAGGCTGGCTCATCAGCGACCAGGAACCACCTGGCCGGACCGCCCTTCGGGCGGTTTCGCCTTGCGTCACTATCACACCAGGGTCAGGGTGGTGACCCTCGTAACCTCTACCGTCACCCCCTGCTTCTCCAGGTACTGCGGGCGGTAGGGGTCGTAGGCCGCATCGGCGACCACCCAGTCGGAGTCGACCTTGTCGGCGCCGGAGATGTTGCCCACCCACCATGCGGCGAGCTCCTCCTCGAAGGGCCAGGTCACGGCGACCTCGTCCTCCTGGCCGTTCCCCTCGTTGAAGAGGACGACGTAGCCGGGCACCCTGAGTGCGGGCTTCGGCGGGTTGAGCTCGATCAGGTACTCGGGGTACCCGAACTGTGCAGCGTGGTCGAAGCAGCGTCCCGTGTTCTCGCCCCTACCGTTGCGGTAGTAGTGCGTGGCGAGTTCGGAGCAGATCGTGCAGCGCATCATGTCCTCGTTCTGTTGGTTACACTATCACACCTTGCGGTGTCGGTCAACCGCCCGGTTCGGGCGGGACCTGGCACCCCCTTTGGCTTTTGCAGCACGGGCCCCGCTCCCATACTGGCGAGCGGTCCCGAAGGGGGTTTTGCGGGAGCCCGTAGTGGCACTCCCCCGGTCCCCGTAGTGGCGGACCGGTACTGCCTGCCCTCCCCGCTTGCTTCCTTCCGTACTGCCGTCCCGACCGTTTCGGCCGTTCCGTTTCCGGACTGTCCGGGGAGGACAGTTGGGCCCTGGGTCACGTCCGTTCACCCCCGACACCCTGGATCGTGTGGCATCCCACTCACCAGGACAGCGCCTCAGAGGCTTACTCGCGCTCGCTGTACCCTGACGTTCGCCGGAGGAGCGGGTTCCCTACTCGCGCTTGGACTGCGTCGGATACCCGACCCTCGCGCTTCCGTTTCCCCACGCTCTCAGTCACCGTCTACACCGCTTGCGGTGCGTCGTACCAAGTTCGTGTCTTGCTGTGTTGCTGAAGCGACAGTATCACACTCGCTTCGGGTTGTGCAAGTTGCGCTTTGCTCGGCGTGCGTTGTGCAGGTGAGCCGCTGTTCGCCACTC